TGGGATTCGCGATGGCGCGAGGCCTATGGCGCGATGGTTTCGAGCAGCGACAACCGGCGCTCAAGAGCGGCGCGGTCGAACACTGGTTCTGTTTCGGGGGGTTCAGTCAGGGCGGCGGGAGCGTTGCCGTAGGCCGCCAAGTTCCATTGATTGCGTGCGGCCTTCTGGCCTTCTGCGATCCGGTCAACGAAGCCATTCTCTACGGCTTCCTCGGCGGTGAACCAAGTGGTCGCCGCCATCATGGCCGCCAGCTCATCAGCCGGCTTGCCGGTCTTGCGCTGGTAGTCGGCAACGATACTGGCGTCCACTTTGCGCAGCAGGGCGGCGGACTGTTCGAACTCGTCCGCGTTGCCAATGGCGATTGTCCAGGCGTTGTGGATCATAAAAAAACCGCCCTCGGCAATCTCCACCTCATCGGCCGCCAGCGCGACATAGGTCGCAGCGCTGGCCGCTTGGCCGTCGATGTGCGCGACGACACGGGCCGGATGTTGGGCCAGGGCGGTCGCGATGGTGCGGCCCTCGAACACGTCGCCACCGGGCGAGTTGATTCGAAGGTGAATCACGTCCACGTCCAGGGCCACCAGTTGCGGGACAAAATCCCGCGCACCGACACCGCCCCAGTCGCCGCCGATAATGTCGTAAATGTACACGGTCGCTTCGCGGCCGGCCTGCTCAATACGGGCCGAACGTGGGGCCGCTTGATTGCTTAGGAAGAGCTGCATCAGCTTCATTCGCTGGCCCCTTGTGTGGTGTTAGTGGTGATGTACAGAACGTCTCCGCCCGGTACAGGCGGCAGGTTTTTCAGGCGGCGCGCTTCGTTGACGGTGCGCCAGCCTTGTGTCCCAGGACCGCCGAGCGACTTCGCGATCACTTCAGATTCGGTTTTGCTGTCGCCGGCCAGGAGCCCGTCGCGATTGAACTCGACGAAATAACGCGGCGAGCGCGGCCACAACTTGCGGTTCAATTCCTGCTCGATGCGACGCAGATGCGGGCCGAGCGTGTAGCGGACGAACCCGATGGACATTTGCTCGATGCCGCTGCCCCAGCTCGTGGACGCGCTCGTCTCTCCGATCATGTGCGGCGGGACCCCGAAGGCGCGCGCGATCTCAACCACCTGGAACTTGCGTGTCTCCAGGAGCTGCGAATCCTCGGCCGTCAGGCTGATCGGTTCGACCTTGCCGCCGTTCACCAGGAGCAACGGTTTGTGTCGATTGCCCTGGCCGGTATAGCGCTCGGTGAATTGCTCGCGCAGATGGTTTTGTTGATTCTCAGTCGGGGCCACGCCTTGCGGATAGGTCAGCGCAATGGAGGGGCTCGCACCATTGGCGAAGAATTCTCCCGCGTAGTCATCCGCCGCCAATGCCGTGCCGACCGCTTGCCGGGCCGCGAAACGGATCACCGATTCACCGTTGCAGCCATCGAAACCGAAGCCGGGGAAGTGCAGAACGTCGTCATCAAACAGGCCGTAGTTCGAGACGCCATCGCTGACGAAATAAACCAGCCGGCCTTCGCGCACCTCAATGTCCACACACTGGCGCGGGATCGGCATGAACCCGGTAATGTTGCCGTTTCGGTCGCGCAAAATTTGGGCGATACCGTCGCCGCGCATCAGCGAAGACGCCAACATCCACTCCCAAAAACTGCACGCGGTCAGCGTCGGATATGGCGACTCGTTCAGCATCCACCACACCGGATGGTCGACAGCCTTGCGCCCACCGTCCAGGGTCCGCTCATATACAGGCAGCGGCAGCAGGGCCACGGCCCCCGCGATCAGACGCACGCACGAGTAAACCGCCGCGCTTCGCTTGGCCGATTCCACTGTCACCGCGACGCCTGACGACGCCGGCTTCACGCCGAAAAATTCGGCCCACTCTTCGGGCGTTGTGCCCCAACCGGTTAGCGCTTTGACCTCCGCGCGCAGCGCGTCGACCTCCTGCTCCAGCTTCTTGCGCTTGCCGAAATTGAACATCAGAGCACCATAAATAGTTCGTGGTTGGGGGCGTCATCCATCGGTTCGCCTTGCGCCCCGACCGCCATCGCGAGCGCGACCATTCCGTCGATCCGTCCGGTCGCTTTGCTCTTTGTGAATTTGCGGTTGCCCGCCTCGTCGTTCACGGTGATCGCGTTGGCGGCACACATCGTTAGCACCGGATGGTTGCCGTGACGGAGCCCCTTTGCGAGCAGGCGCGCTTCGAGTTCGCGCAGCGCGGGAGACATCGAAACCCACCCCTGGCCGAACCCCTTGAACCGCGTCAATTCCTCTTCTGTAAACCCCGCCTCGACCAGCCAGGGCGTCAGGAACCGCATGTTGTACCGGTCGAAAGCCAGCACCTGGACGTCGCATTCGTCGAATAATTCGCGCAGCCAACGGGCAACAAAGCGATATTCGATAGAGCGTCCTGGCGTGAGCTGTAGCTTTCCTTCGCGCGCCCACACGTCATACGGCACGCGGTCGTTGCGACTTTTCTCTTTGATGCCGTCCTCGGGTAGCCAGAACGTCGGGTAGACATCGCCGTCCTCGGTCACTACCACCAGCGCAGTCAGGTCAGACACGCTCGAAAGGTCCAGGCCGGCCCATACTTTTTGCCCACGCAACGGCTCAGGCTCAGCGCTGTTTTCCTCCCACACTGCCCAGCTCACGAACGGCGCTTTCGCAGCCACCCGCTGGTTTAAAATCAGGTTGCGATAGGCCGCCTCGCGGGCCGGTAAGCGCCTCGCGTCCGACGCCTGACGCAGCACTTCCTCCTTGTTCATAAAGTCGTCAAGGTGCGGGTTCGCTGCGCGTATCGCCTTCAGACTGAACGGGTCCAGGTCAACCGGTGCCGTGCAAAGTTCTATTTTGTTGCGCGGGTCGGCGCCGGTCAGTGCGTCGTCAATCAACAGGCTCAGCAGGTCCGCACTGTTCGGCGCTTGCGTACTAATGATGATTGACATCGGCTGGTCTTGCGCAGCGCTCGCGGTTTCAAGCGCCTCGTATAGCTGCGATCTGGGGCCGACTACCTGCCCTAGTTCATCGTGAATTACGAGCGTCGGGCTCAGCCCAAACTTGGTTGACGCATCGGCTGACAGCGCCTTGAAGAACGTCCCAAGTTCACCGCACAACAGCTCCTTCGCGGTGTCCCGAATGTTCACGTAATACGAAAGCTCGCGGCTCAATCTGACGACTTTGGCCGCCAGCTCGAACAGGATCGCCGCTTGGTCGCGCGATTGTGCGGCCGAGTAGAGCTGCGAATTCGGTCGCGCCTCTGGCCCGCACAAATGGAGCAGGACGATGAAGGCACTGAACGCCGTCTTCGCATTCTTGCGGGCCATGCTCAAAATGAAAACGCGGGTCGGTGAATCGTAAATCCGCTTGATCCAACGGCGTTGATGCCGGGTCATTTTGACCGGCTGGCCGACCATCCGGCCCTCTGGAATGCAGCAGTGACTCTCGATCCAGGCAATGTTGCGCTCGCCGCGCGTCAGTCGTTTTCGATCTGCCACGGTTTGCGTCCTTTCCCTTGGTTGCCAACGGCCTTATCGGCGCGGATTAGGCTCTGTTGCGTGAGGCGCATGGCACGCATGAGCGCACCCATCGCGCGGGTTTCGGTTTCCTGGCACCGCGCCAGGATCGCAAAGCGCTTCAACCCCTCGTCATCGGTGAGCCACGCGGGGTCATATGCCTCCTGTTGCTGCGCGATCAGGTCTGACGTGACCTTGTGCCGGCACAACTGCGCCAGCATTAGCTCATGCTCATCACTGAACCAGTCGGCCGGCTTCGAATTGACGACCGTTACCCAATACGCCTTCTGCGCTGGGGTCAGGTACGGAGGTGGCGCGAGCCGGTGCTGTAGTGACGTGGGGGAGGCGACCACCAGCGAGGCCGCCGACTTGCGTCCACGGTCTGACATGACGGTTTTCCTAAAAAAATACGAATTTATGAACGGCTGTAGCAGGGATCGGTATTCAGTTCGACACCCCTGCACTTTCCTCCACCCCCTACCGCCGCCAATGGTGCGCTGGGTCCAGTGGTCGCCCGTCCAGGCCGCACCCAGGCAGCACCCCTGATAGCTCAAAGGTCTTCTTTATCGCATCGTGGCAAGGCTGACAGAGGGATTGCAGGTTGGCCGGATCATGGAACAGCTCGGTGTCACCCTTGTGCGCCTTGATGTGATCGACAACGTTCGCCGCTGTATCACGACCAGCCGCACGGCAGTACACGCACATGGGACAGGCACGGAGCTGAGAGAGGCGCAGTTCCTTCCAACGTCTGGTGTTGTAGAGGTAATGCCAATCAGCCTTCGGCCCCCGCCAGCTCTTCGTCATCGAGGAAGTCCTCTTGCGTCAGGCCATCGCCGCGCTTGCTCCAATAGATCCAACCACCAGACCGGACACCGAGGTACATGCTCCACCGGGTAGCCCATCCCACACCGGCCGCCTCCAATGCCTCCAGGAACAGGGCGTCAGCCTCGGCGCGTGTGGTGTAGTGGATACAGTAGAGAAAGTCGTGCAGCACGGCAGGCGCGCGGCTCAGCCCATTGATATCGAACAGGGCGCGCAGTAGGCGCGGAATGCTGGCGAGGTCGGTGATGAAGCCACGCGGGACGATGTATCGCGTGCCGCCCGTCGACATATAGATCAGCGCGAGCAATAGCACCCACTCATGGGGCTTATAGGCACGCAAGTCCAGTGGGGTCAGGAATGCCATAGAGCCACCTCATAACCGAGCAGATAGAAGCAGGCCATCACCGTACTCAGCAGGAACACCAGGACGCACATCAGGGCGTCGCCCGTCATCCCGCTCTCGTAATGGACGCGGCCCCGACGTAAAGACCAAGCCGCGACGGCGATAAGGAGCAGCGGGATAACGAGCGACATCATTACGCGGCCTCGCCTAGATACATGCGGCGCTCGGCCGCGCGACGAAGCTCCAGGCCGCCGAGCTTCTTGCCATTGCCATACACCCAGCGCTTGAACTCAGCACCGATCCTCAGCGGCTCAGCGCGCTCATTAATCAGGCGCAAGATGGTCGAGGACTTGAATGCCCCGCCGCCGATGTTGAATACCAGGGACACCAGAGCATCGAACTGGTATTGCGTGAGCGGGACACGAACAAAGCGCTGCACGCTGGATTCAGCGTCTTGGACATCCTGCGATAGCAGGTCCAGGGCGCGCGCTTCACTGATCTGCATACCGGGCAGCGCTGACCGCGTGTGGCCGTAACCGATCGTCCAGACACCCACCGCATCGAGGTACGCGGTAAGGCGCAGCTTCTCGAAGCCCGTGATTAGCGTCAGGCCGGCGTCACTGATATTCATTTGCCGACCTTCATTTCGAGGAAGCGGTCTGCGTACAGGCGCAGCTTTTCAACGCCCAGGAAGCCCACCGCGCCACCGGCAAACGTCGCCATCGATGGCGGCAGGCCGAGCCACTCCAGGAGCGGAACCAGCGACAAAGTGCAGAGTCCACAGAGCGCGCCTTCGATCAGCATTTGACGTCGGCCGCCGTTGCCGTAGACCACGCGGAGGACGGCGATTGCCACCGATAAGCCGGGCGCATAGAGCGCAGCCGCCACGGTCCCGAGCCACGCTAGCAACGAAACCCACAAAGTCGGGTCTTTTTCGGGCATGATTTGGCCCTCATGGCCAGTATCGAAAAAAGGAGGTTCGCGTGTTAAAAATCGGAGAAACGACCAGGAGGTGTTCCCAATGAAAAGCGCAACGGAGTATCTGGAATGGAGGTTTTGGCTCGGGGTTATTGCGCCGACCTTGATAGCGTGGGCAGTCGTGTACTTCGCCAATCCCTCGCCCGTGGTCGTGATTTTGCTTTTCAGTTTTCTGTTTGTGGTGGTGCCCAGCTTTACGAGGCACATGGCACGGTGTCAGGCCCGTGCAGAATTACGGTCTGAGCTGCGCCGTCTCCAGGCGGAATTTTTCAATGTGGCCGATATGGTCAACCGTATGCCCTACGAGGAAAGCCAGCCGTATATCGAAGGCTTGCACCTGATGGAATTTCGAATCCGCGTCCTGGAGTGCGTCCTGGAGGCGAAAAAATGACCGGTGCGCCCATCGATCCACAAGACTATCTATATGGCATCAACATCGTTCAGATGGACGACCTACGCGTCGCCCGTGGTCTTACCCGCCGCCCCAGGACATCGTGCAGCCATAAGCGCCTGACGTATGACCAAGGCGAGCGGCGCGTCTGGTGCGAGGACTGCGAAACC